GCAAGTGGTGGGTCAACTGTAGTCATAACAAGGGACATAGCTCTTGAAAGAACAACAGACTTTCCAGTTTCTGGTGCGTTTAATATATCTTCTCTAAATACAGAGTTAGACAAATTAGTTGCAATAGATGCTGATGTTGATGATACGATTGGAAGGTCAATAAGATTACAAGATTCTGATGCTTCTGCATCTATGGAACTACCTCTCAAAGCAGCAAGAGTTGGTACAGTTATGGCTTTTAATGCTACTACTGGTGCTGTTGAAGCTGGACCAAGTATTTCTTCTGTAGCGACTGTAGCAACGCAGTCAGCCAACATAAATACTGTTGCTGGTATAAGTGCAAATGTAACTACTGTGGCTGGTATAGCGTCAAATGTAACGACTGTAGCTGGTATATCGAGCAATGTTTCTGCTGTTGCTCCTATCGCTTCAAATGTGACCACAGTTGCTGGTGTAGCAAGTAATGTAACAACAGTTGCTGGTATTGCAAGTGACGTTACAGCTGTTGCTAATATATCAAGTGATGTTGCTGCTGTAGAAAACATAAAAAGTGATGTAACTGCTGTTGCAAACAACGCATCAAATATTAATTCTGCTGTATCAAATGCATCAAACATAAACTCAGCTGTATCTAATGCTTCAAATATAAATGCAGCTGTTTCCAATGCATCAAATATAAATACTGTAGCTGGCATTAGTGCGAATGTTACAACTGTTGCTGGGATTTCATCGAACGTAACAAGTGTTGCTGGCATAGCATCGAATGTGACTACAGTTGCTGGCATAAACACAACGCATTTATCTAATGTATCTGGTGTTGCTTCTAATGTTGCTCTTCTTGGTACATCTGATGCAGTATCTGACCTTAATACTTTGGCAGCAATCTCAGGTGATATAACATCATTAGCTAATTCTCTTGAGAAAACGTATACAGTTACTGTTGCAAATCCTGGCTCTGGTAATGTGTTTGTTCTCGATAGCTCTAATGCACCAGCTATTGAGATGTTTAGAGGTAATACCTATATCTTCAATCAGAACGACGCAACAAACGATGGACACCCATTAGTATTTAAGAATGGTAGCTCTGCGTATGAAGTTGGCGTTACTTACTTTCTGAATGGTTCTGCAACTACACAGTCAAACTATGTAAATGTAACAAACTTCAATGCTGGTCGAAGCTCTGGTGATAGAAAAATACAGATAGAAGTTGCTACTTCTGCTCCTTCTTCTGGATTGAGATACTACTGCTATGTGCATGGCAATGGAATGGGTAATACAATCACAGTTAAGGATAGTAATATATCTCTTGTTGCTGGTTCGATTGCAAATGTAAACTTAGTTGGTGGTGGTCTTACAAATGTAAATTCAGTTGCTGGTGCAATAGCAAATATAAATACTGTCGCAACTAATGTATCTGGTGTAAACAGTTTTGCTGAAAGATATAGAGTTGGTTCTTCTGAGCCTACTTCAAGTCTTGATGCTGGCGATTTATTTTTTAATACATCAACAAATGAACTGAGAGCATATAATGGTAGTTCATTTCAAGCGACTTCTCCTTCTGCTTCTGACCAAAATAATATAAATATTGTTGCTGGAGAGATTGTAGCTCAAGAAGATTTAGGTTCGATAACTGCATCTGTATCAACAACTTCTGGAAATAATATAAATACAGTTGGTGCCGCTATTGCAAATGTAAACACAGTTGCCGGAATATCCGCTAATGTCACAACTGTTGCTGGAGTTGCATCTAATGTCACAACAGTAGCTGGTATAGCATCTGCTGTAAGTACAGTTGCTTCAAATATAACTGGTCTAAATAGCTTCGCTGAACGATATCGTGTGGCAAGTTCTGCACCAACCAGTTCTCTCGACGCTGGTGATTTATATTTTAATACAACAACTAATACCTTGAATTATTATAATGGTTCTTCTTTTGTTGCTGTGGTTGCTGGAGCTATGACATCTCTGCTTGTTGATAGCACACCACAATTAGGTGGCAATTTAGATGTAAATGGTAACTCTATTGTATCTGCATCAAATGGAGATATAACTATTGCACCAAATGGTTCTGGTGAGATAAATTTAAATGGTACTGTCAATACTGACAACTTAACAATAGACTTTGGGAGCGTAGCATAATGGCAAAACTTTTAAAATTAAGGGGTGGCACAACGTCCCAACATAGTTCTTTTACTGGTGCTGAACGAGAAGTCACAGTAGATACAGATAAAGAAACATTAGTTGTGCATGATGGGAGTACTGCTGGCGGTTTCCCATTGATGAGAAATGTCGTTGAAGATACGACACCACAGCTTGGTGGTAATCTTGATGTAAATGGAAATGATATTGTATCAACATCAAATGCCAACATAGATATCATACCTAATGGTACTGGTGATGTTAATCTTGGTGCTGACACAGTTATGATTGGTGACAATAATTCTAATGCAACTTTAACTACACAAGGAACTGGAGATTTAACTCTTAGTACCAACTCAGGTACAAACTCAGGTACAGTTACTATTGCTGATGGTGCTAATGGCGATATATCGATTACACCAAATGGTTCTGGTAAAGTAATACTTGATGGATTATCTCACCCAACTGCTGATGGTTCTGCTAACCAGTTTCTTCAAACTGATGGTGGTGGTAATCTTTCGTTTGCAACTGTAAATACAGATTTATCAAATGATAGCTCTCCACAATTAGGTGGTGATTTAGATGCAAATAGTAATGATATCTTAATGGGTAGCCAATCTGTTAAGTTCGGTACAAGCAAATGGGAAATCGTGCTAGATGGAAATGATTTAGATTTTAAGTACAATGGTACAACAGTATTTAAAATAGCATCGAATGGTGCTATTACTTCTGCAAATAACGTAACAGCTTTTGGGTCACCATAATGGCACTTCAATCGAGTGGAGCAATAAGTCTTAACGATATTCATGTTGAAGTAAATGGAACATCTGGAACAACTTGTTCTCTCAACGACTCTGATATTAGAGGTTTGATTGATAAAGGTAATAATGCAACAAGTTCATTCAATGAGTTTTATGGTGCAGCAAACATAACTCATATTGTTGCATCTGGTGGGTCTACAACAACATCTGGTAATTATAAATTTCACTACTTTAATTCTTCTGGCACATTCACTATAAATACTGCTGGCGTAGGTGGCTCACAATACACGACTGTTGATTATATATGCATCGCTGGAGGCGGTGCTGGTGCCAATGCTTGTCCTGGTGGTGGAGCTGGTGGCTATCGTGTTGGAACATTTACTGGCAGTGCTGGTTCGAGAACAATAACTATCGGTGGTGGCGGTACTGGTAATAATAGAGGTGGAACCAACAGCAACGGAAGCAACAGTTCTATCGGTGGCGTTGTTACATCAACTGGTGGTGGAAAAGCGGCACAAGGAGGGAGAAACTACGCACAAGCAGACGCTGCTGGAAGTGGTGGGTCTGGTGGTGGTGGAAGTATGTGGAACACACCAGCCGGAAGTGGAGCATCTGGTCAAGGTAATCGTGGAGGTAACGGAAAAACATCCCCAGGCAATAATGAGGGTTTTTTGTGTGGTGGAGGTGGTGGTGGCAAAGGTGGTGCTGCTGCGAATGTAAGCACTGGTGCAACTAACGGTGGCTCAAGCTCGAATACTGGAGCCGCAAACTACAATGGCGCGCAACGAGCTGGGGGTGGTGGAGCGGCCGCTTTTAATAGTACTCAACGAAATCCTGCAGGTGGCGGTGGTGGAGCTGGCAACGGAAATGATAGTTTCTCTAGCAGTGCAGTAGGTGGACATGCTACAGCAAACACTGGCAGTGGTGGTGGAGGAGCTAATCTATTCTATCATCAAAGAGGTGGTAATGGTGGGTCAGGTATAGTTATGTTGCGATATCAATATCAAGGATAAATATTATGGGACATTGGGCTAGATTGGACGACAACAACATTGTGCAAGAAGTTATTTGCATAAAAAAAGAAGAGCTAGATACTGGTGCTTGGGGAGACCCATCAAAGTTTGTAAAGACAAGTTACAATACTTGTCATGGTAAACACTATGTTCCTAACCAAGAGCAATCTTATTCCATAGAAAGTCCAGACCAAAGCAAAGCATGTGGGTATAGATTTGCTGGTATTGGCATGAAGTATGATGCAGTGAATGATGTATTTCATGATGCTGAACCAGCCTTTCCAAGCTTTGTATTTAATAATAAAACCTATGAGTGGGAAGCACCTATTCCTTATCCTGAAGATGGTTATCCAGAAAACATGGTTGAAAATAAACCTGTGTATTATGTATGGGATGAGGAATTATATCAGTCTGATAATACAAAAGGCTGGGTAAGGGTTGCTTGACCCATTAACAATTAGTGCCGCTGTTGCAACAGCAAATACAGCATTTAATGGGTTGAAACGTGCCTTTCAAGTTGGCAAAGATATTCAGAGTATGGGGAATGACTTATCCAAATGGATGAGTGCCGCATCTGATATTGAGAACGCACAAAAGAGAGCTAAGAATCCTTCTTTCATTACTAAACTTACACGCAGAGGTAGTATCGAACAGGAAGCTGTTGAAGCATTAACTGCTAAAAAACGACTTGAAGAACAGCGATACGAACTCCAGCAGTTTATTAAATTTAGGCATGGCGTTAATGCTTGGAATGAACTTCTTAAAATGGAAGGTGATATACGCAAACGTAGGCAGAAAGAGATATATGACAAACAAGTATTGCGACAAAAGATAATTACAGTTATCGTTTTAATACTTTGTGTTATAGTTGGTATGGGTATTTTACTAGCTTTTATATACGGATTGGTACAACTCGATAGGGGAAACATAGGCTGATGACTCCAGAAACATTAGACAAGTGGCGTATCCTCCCACGCTTGATGATGCTAGCTATGACCTGTGTTTATGTTCGGTGTATCGAGTGGGCGTTAAGCCAGCCTGATTTGACCACACAACAAGCTGGCTTAGTGTCCGTAGTTACTGGTGCAATGACCGGAGCATTCGCTATCTGGCTTGGTAAGGAGTCAAACTAAAATGATTTTTAAGGCAATCTCTTTGATTGGTGGTATGGCTTCTACTTGGATAGAATCCAAAGCTGAATCACAAAAGTTGAATCTTGAGATTAAAAAGAAGCAGTTGACTGGAGATATTGACTGGGATTTGGAAGCGATGAAGGGTTCGCAGTCCAGTTGGAAGGATGAATATCTGGTCATTTTGTTTAGCATTCCTCTCATCTTGTGTTTTTGTGGGTCTTGGGGAAGGAATATAGTAGAACAGGGCTTCAGAGCCTTAGAAACGATGCCTGAGTGGTATCAGGTGACTTTAGGTTGTATTGTGGCTGCAAGCTTTGGAATACGTTCTGTGACCAAATTCTTTGGGCTACGAAAGAATGGGAAATAATTGGGATAAACGTCGTGAGAATCTTCGCATACATAGGGATTGGGATATTAGAAACTTTAGGAGAAAAGATATGGCATTTAAATTATCACAAAGGTCGCTGGATAGACTGGATGGAGTACACCCTAAACTTGTTGAGACTGTTAAGAAAGCGATTGAGTATACGGATGTAGACTTTGGAGTTATCTATGGTGTTCGAGACTTGGAAACTCAGAAGAAGCTGTTTGATTCTGGCAAGTCGCAGACTATGGCTAGTAAACATTTGATACAAGATGATGGGTATGCACACGCTGTTGACCTTATGGCTTATGATGGCAGTAATCCATCTTGGGATATTGTGGATTATGATAATATAGCTGATGCTATGCGAAAGGCTGCAAAAGAAGTTGGTATTGATTTGGTTTGGGGTGCAGCTTGGCACAAGTTACTAACTATGTCACCAGATAGTGCAGAGGATTTGATGAATGACTACATCGACACAAGACGAAAAGAATCAAGACGTCCCTTCATCGATGGACCTCACTTCCAGCTCCACACCTAGTCAGTTAGCTTTTGACTTTGATGATTATGATGGGCCGCCAGATTTGTGGCTTCTTCATCTATGGCTTACTACTGTTTAGTTTTTTATTGATGTTTTCTTCTATTTGTTTTTTTTGCTCGTGAAACATAGCATCATAATATTCTCTCCATTTTTTTTCTTCTGATGGCTTGATTAGAATATCAGCAATAGCTTCTCTGACTTCTTGTCTGATTATTTCTCGAAACTTATTTTTTATTGCTCCCATAACTTTTTCCTTTCTATGTAAAGAGAAATGATATCCTCGAAGTTGTCTGGCTTTCGTGGTGGTATTTTTGTGTAGATATTGTAGGCTTCAAAGCATCTGTTCTCGTTGTAAACTTTTTCGCTTAGTGCCTGGCATTCTCTTGCTGACTCGAGGTCGATTGTAAGCATGAGAATAACTGTGTGTGTCATTTTTGTAATCATATTCTGTGCTTTCTTTGTAAGCTAGGAGGTCTGGCAAGCAGAGCAGTAATAGACCTCCTAGCATGTTTTAGGGCATCTTTGGAGAAAGCACCACCCTAAAAAGGAATATCATCTGATTCAGTATCATTGTCAACAGATGATTGTTCCTGTTCTTGTTTTGGTGATAGCTTAAGAGACAGCATGATACCATATGAGCCTTGCTTGACCCATGCTGCAACTCGACTATTGTCCGATGGTAAATCAATCGTACCAGTAAACTGTGGAGCCATACCATTGGAGCTTTCGTTATCCCACATACGACCAACTTTCATGTAGATGTCACGCACTACGCTACCATCTTTCTGTGTTGATTTGACAACGCATACTCGACTCTCGTTGCCATTGTCATTGAGTGTACCAGTACCACTCAGTTCTTCATTGTTCGGTTGAAAAACTGCACCAGTATTTGTGTTATCATATTCCATAGTTGTCCTTTCTAATTACTTTTCTAGGTTTCTGAAATGTACCAGACTTGCTTGATTCATTGCCGTCATCATCTGTGCTTTCATCTGGCACTAAGTTAAGCAGCCGTTGTAAAATGTATCGTGTCATGTAGGTAATGCCACTACCAATTTGCTGACTGCCTTTCTTGGTATCGTCCAAGCAAGTACACTCACTCTCGATGAATGTATCGCTAGGTATGTGTCGCAGTTGTATGTTGAGTATTGGTGAATTGTGTTCATTCACTTTCATAGTACCAATGCAAATGATGTTTTGCTTTTGCAACTCCATTTCAATCATAGGTATGATGTCCTTTACCTTCATATACTTGGCATTGAACATTGCATTGTTACCCTCAACTTTTACTTTTTTGAACTCACATTTCATGAGTGCTGTATAGATATTATCTTTGGTCACGTTCTTTCTCCTTTCTTTCTATTTCTATCATCTCAGCTTGTTCTGCTGCTAGCTCCAGTTCAAGCTGATGCTTCTGCTTTGTAACATAGCTTTGTAGTTCTGCTAACACTACAAGCTTTGCAAGCAGTTTTCCTTGTCTAATCTGATTGTTTAGTCCGTCCATTGCTTTCTCCTTTCATTATGTCATAAGCAAGTTGTATTGGCTTACGCAGCCGAATACTTCTTCTTCCGGTCTTTGATACTGATATTACTAGGTAATCATTGAACATCTCATACACATCATCAGTTACATGACTAAGCAGTCTTTTCTTTGCATCTGCATGCTTCTCTGCTTCTGCCATAGTCTGTATGTACTCATGTGTATCATTGGTAAACTCATTACTGTGCGCCATACTCTTTTGAATCTTCCTATCAATGGGGATTGCGTTGACCTCTGGTGGGTCCGCAACCCCATTGTCAGCTGGCTTGACTCTTGGCACAACATGATTCAACCAAAACTTCTTCACTAGCTCCATAATCTTTTCTGCGTACAGTTCGTTGTACTCGATATGGGACTGATGATACTTACTGCCGTTGCCTTGAATGATTGATATAAATGCACCAGCACAATGATGACGAGTTCGTATTGGTCGTTGTTTCATCATGTGTCTGTGTAAGTGCATATAGAATTGTACTTGTGGCATATATCTTTCGATAACATCTTGGATAGAGGTAAATGGATTTGTATGCTTGCACTCGAGAACCCATTGTCTCTGCTCCTGGTACTGTGTAATCAAGCCATCAAGATTCGCAGCACAAGGAACGCCATCTATCAAGTATATTCCAAGTTTTTTGTTTCTCTCAATCCAACTCATATCAAGATGATTGCTGTGTTGCTTGATAAACCACTCGACATTGAGTTGTTCTGTGGTGATACCTATTTGAACTTGTAGATTGTCAGACAAATCTTCTGGCTGCTTCTCTCCAATTTTTTCAAGATAGAGACTTTCCCAGTCACCTTTTACTAATCGGATGGTATCACTACCACCCACGAATTTTGTTCTGTCCATGTGCTTTCTCCTTATTTATATAGACATCATAGTTTCATTGATGCAACTGGTCAAGAATTTTATCTATCTGAGTTGCAAAGTTTTGTCGTTCGTTGACATTGTTTTTCATAATGGCAAACACCTCAGAGAACGACGGAAAGATTTTGTAAGTACGGATTGCCATACCAAGAGCATGATGAACACAATCTGCTGGCAGTTCAGCAAGTTGCTCGAGGATTGCCTGACTCCTTTCTTCAACCTCTTCCATAGTTGAGTTGTATGGTTTGTAGAAAAGATATTTCCATTTCGATATGCGAGATGCAAGTTCTGCTTTGTTCATAGGTGTCAAGTATGTTTGCAGTACGTCACTTGCTTTCATTGCAGCAGTAGAATCCTGACAATTTATTAGTGTCCCATTTATTTCTACACCATCAATCTCTCTCAGTTCATCCTTCATTTTGATGTTTGCAAAGGATGGTGTACGGAATGAGAGAATGTATTCAACAGCTCCCACTCCATCTTTTACTAGATGTATTTTGTTTTCAATCATGATGACTCCTTCTTTTTGGTTAGTTTCTTCTCGATAAATCTCTTGTGATAGTTCAAGCTATCCTTCTCAATATTGACTAGCTGTTTGATTAGATTGCTAGCTTTCTCTAACGAGATTGGGAATGAGAGTTTAGTCATATCTTCCATGATATCCTCCCATTCTGTAATCTCATGGTATTGTTTGTCCTCAATGTGATAGGTGGTGCATGCTTTTTTCAGCGTATCAATAATGCGTAAGTTACGGAGAACTTGGTTCTGTAACTTCCACAACTGTTTGCCAGTCGCTGGCTTCTCAGAATTTTTTTCCAAGTTCATGTTTAGTGTTTCGATTTGAAGGTTATCAAAATTGATTTGTATTTCCATTTGGAACTCCTGTTGTTAATCTATGTTTGATTCGTGCCGTATGAGATACGCAAAGACATCTTCCCAAACTTCGTCTTTGATTATGACGCAGTATCTTGGAGAGCCCTTTTTGCGTTTACATACAGCAAGGTCTTTGTCTTCTAGTAAATTAAATACATTAGGGAATTGACTGCTATCTCTGTATTTGACCTCAACAATTAAGTCTTGACCAGCTACATTTACAGTCAAGTCCCCTCTGTACTCACCACCTAAACTGCCCGATAGTGGTTGTTTCTTTGTACGAATACCTAAACTATTAAATAATTTTAGAAACCATCTTTCGTGATAGCTTCCTTTTGCTTTACTTTTGCTAACCATGTGTCCTCCTCATAGCATTTCATACATATCTTTGTATTTTTGTAAGCGGAGACAACAAAGTATTGCGTTACTTGATTGCACACATCACAGGATACTGATGCTCTGGAATCCAAACCTTTATTTTTTTTGGAGTGTCGCAAGCTGTTCAATAGCCTTTTCAATTTTTGCAGCAGTCTCATAACGTAACTCTGTTCCTCTTAGCTGTCGATAGTATGTTGTCTTTGATAATCCAGCCCAGTTAAAAGCCTTGCGTAAGTCGACGTTCAGCTGTTCGGATTGTTGCGTAAGCTGCTGCAGATAACTTTTCATAATCAACATTATTATCATCTCGCTTTACCATTTGCAAGTACATATTGACTAATTTATTCCCACTTCCGGTAATATAATATTTTCTGATTGTACTTGGTGCTTTTTTATTTGCATACATAAATCTTGTAACTGAATCACAGGGAAGTGATATTACCAATCCAAGTTTATGCTCGAGAAGATTTAATGCTGCCGATAGTGTTCCTTGTCTCATATCTGGTATAAGTTTTGAAACGTGATTTGATAATACTATTCTTTGTTTTTTTTCCTTTGATAGATAGTACAAAGCTGATAGTATTCTAATCTGGTTTTTAGTAATCATGATATTAATCCTTCAACTTGGGTGGCTTGTTAGGCCACCCTTTTTTTTTACAGTTTCAAATGTAGTTGTTCGTACATCTGCTGTGCTACATCTCGTAAGAAATCATCAAGAACTACTGAGTTCATTCCTAATGTTTCAACCATCGATTGTAGCTCAGATACTGTGAGATTGTCTAGCTCGTCATTGACAGTATCTTTGATTTGCTCATTGATTGGGTGACTCACTTTTTATCTCCGTAATGAATCTCTCGTACCATTATATTGGGTACGTTCGCTTCATTGCGTGAGTCATCTACAAAGTGATACATCTCTTTGATACTTTCGAGTGCTTCTTTTACTTTGCCGAATGAATATCGAACGTCCCAGCTTTTGATTCGTTCTTCATCTTCGTGTAGTGATTGATAGAATAGAAAGTCTTTCTGTACTCTTTCTTCTAGTGTTACCATTTCTTTACCTCTTACTGATTTTTGTATACTCATAACATTAACTCCTTTTGTTTTGGCTCTTCGCCTAGTTGTTGTTGCAGTCCAGACAGAAACTCTTCATTGCTAGTTGGTTTGTCACAATGAGTTGTACCTCCGTAATGCTCTGACTTTCGTGCGAGCATGTACGAACGATACCCAGTTTCTGTCAGTGGACTTTTTACTTTGTTACCATTTACATCAGTTACATGCAGTTCAAAGTGGTCTACCACATAGGGCATACCAGACTCTGAGTAATTCAGATAGTCTCTCCGAACTGTTACATTGTGTGTCAGATTATTCCACACAAATGTTCCTACGTTTTCTTTGGTCAATGTCCTTCCTCACTCCATTCGTATGGGTCAGCACTAATGTTTTCATAATGCTCACGTTCTTGTTTGAAGAATGCTTTTGGTAACGGCATTGACTCACCACTCCTGGCAAGATTGAAGTCTGTTACTTGCTTGTGTTCTCTTCTGAATCTTTCTTCAAGCCAGTACTCAGCCCATTGCTTGTCACCTTGCTGTTTCATCGTTGTAACGATTTCTACTCCGTCTTTCTTTAGCTCGAGTATTTGAGCAGCAAGTCGCATACACCCATAATGTTTGAGTGCTTCAAGTGGTGAGATACTTCCAAACCTATCAAGATGATGGAGTATCTTATGCTTTTGAGTTGTGTATCTATCGTTAATCATGTTTACTCTTGCGTCTGTTCTGTCCATTAGTTTACCTCCGTAACAGTTGTTGTGAATTGTAACTCTGGTACTGGTGACTCAGGTCCACTCTCGATGTGAATATCAAGAGTACGACATAGCTCTGTAGCATACACACGCTCCAGAGTTTTTTTGATTTTTGTTCCATCTTTGTTGTAGAACTTTATGGTGTAGTCATCAGCCCAAGTCAGGTCAATGTCGACTCTGCCTTTGTGCTTGAATCCATTGCATATCATTTTGATACCAGCTCTGCGTTCCTTTGATTCTGGTAATGCAAAACAAGTATGTCCAATGATAACTCCCCAACAGTTTCGTGCGTTTGCATCAGCGAAATCTATCTGTCGAAGAATCTCTTTCGAATAGTAGAATGTTTGTTCGTTCATTGCTTTCTCCATGTTTAGTTTATCATTTGTTAAAAAATTTACAAGCCCTCAGAACAGAAACAGATTGCATGGTCAAGGACACGAAGTGCCGAAGGGTATCCTTGACCAGAGAGCAAGATGTTACTGTTAGAGGGACGGCTACTTAATACTTACACCTCCGTATGCATGGGAGTATTTTAGTTTTACTCTGTCATATATTTTTCTAAGTTCAACACAATGCTGGATTGCTTCTGACAATGTGTTGTAGAATTTACGCTGACAGAATCCATGCTCCCATTCTACTACTAGGTACTTACCTTTTGCTGCTGAATATATTTCTACGTTTCTATCTATCTTCAGCTGTGCAATACGTTTTCCATGTGTTCTATCTAGTATAAATATCTCCTCGTCATTCAATTTAAACTCATCATTGTATATTTTTTCCATAGCTTTCTCCTTTCATTTTTATGGAATACTCATACTCGTTACTACACAATTCAATCTGACGGCTGAGCCGCCAACTAGTTTGCCAGCCACCACTCCCCCTTTTGCTTGCAGCTCGACGCAACCAATGAGTGCCAAGCTGGACGCTGGCACCATTGTTGCTAGAGCTGGTCAGCTAAAGGTCTCGATGACCCCTAGCATGAACTGCTCAAATAATCCTGAGAATAAAATGGTAAACCAGAGTAGCAGAAATGCTACTCCAAGTATCTCTTCTATAGTTGACTTCATGGCTTCCTCCATAACCAGATAATAAATCCTAGTATCATTAGATTACCTATCAAGTAACTTGCTATAACTGTTGCTAACATATCTTTCTCCTTTGTGTTGAGGTGAGCAGTTTAGCGACTTGCTCAGGTCTTTCGTGATTAGCTTTCTGACTTAAGCTGTTTCTTTGTTGATGCTGTGTTGTCAATAGTTTCTGCTGCACGTTTTGGCATCTCAGCAAGAGTCCTTCTAGGTAGTGACTCTAGGTTCTGAGACTCAAGCACTTTATCTACAGCTTGTTTCATGACTCGCAACTCTGATTGAGTAGTCATCGCTTGCTCGATTTTATTATCCAATCTTTCTAGCGATGTGGAGACTGTGTTAGTCGTTTGGCATCTCTTCCATTCTTCATCATACTCGGTAGATTGTTCAGCTATGTATTTATCCTTGTTATTTATCTTCCATTCAAGGTCTTCACTAGCCTTTTTCAGCTCGTAATAACGCTGCCAGTCATTTGTGATAATGTCGTAGAATGCTCTCACGTTGTGTACTAAATCTTTACTCATAATATTACTCCTTTCATATATTGTTAATTTATGCAGACAGGTGTCCAGCAAACGACTGTAGAGCAACAGCTAATTTGTTCCGCGAGGAATTGCGCCTACCAGCAAGGGGAAATTAGTTGTTGGGTAAT